TTTAATGCGTTTAGTGTATCTGTACCATTAGATAATGCTGTATTGCTTGAATAAACCCAAGGACTTGTTCCGCCTTGTTGTGTATCATTTGCTCCGTTACCGCCTGCGTTGACGTTTGGACCACCAATAAATCCGTTTAAGGATGTAACTGGTCCGTTAAATGTAGTTTGTGCCATAATAAAACCTCCGTGGTTGTATAGACCTTCGTTACATAGTCTCTATACCGTCTGCTAGCTTCAGTCTATGTAACTTTGTTATGCTAGAACTAGAATATGCCATAAAAAAAGGGCGCAGTCAAAGACATACGCCCTTCTTAGTTTAGTGTTTAAAGATTATGCACCATTGGTACCGAATACACAACGTGGATCAGAGAAACCAAATGAGTATCTCTCTCTAGCTTTGTATCGGATATTACCTGTGTCAAAGTCACCTTCCATCACTGTCTTTAACGGAGTTCTTGTAAAGTGTTTGAATCCGTTAGGAGCATCAGTTTTGATGTAGAAAGCATCAGCATCAGTTAAGTAATGGTTTACAACGTAACCTTGTGGAATTACTCCCATGTTTCTGATTGCGTTGATATCATTATCTGCTGTACCAGTTCTTAATGTTGATTCCATTAATCTGTTAGCAGTGAACTGAGACTGTCTTGGTACGATTAACTTCATACCTTTGATAGCTGTTCTTAGGCCTCTCTCATCTCTGAAATCAGCGATGTCGATAAGTGCCTGCTCAAGTGATGTTTCGTTCAGGTCAGCATCTGTTGCTAATCTGTTAGATAAGTAACCACCTGTTTGTAGTGGGTGTTGTGTATTGATAAGTGATACACCGTCACCACCAGGGTTACTACCTGCAGCACCAGCAGCAGCAAAAGCGTTGTTAAGAACTGCAGCAGCTTTAACTTGCTTTGTGTTTGCCATTGAACGAGCAAGTGCTCTTGTGTATCTAGCAGCAAGTCTGTCATAGAGGTTGTCCTCTACAGCTTCCTCAGTGATAGAGAATGCAAGTGCAATTGTTTCGTGTGTATAACGAGCTGTAAAAGTTTCGTTAGCTGTATCGAATGCAACACCTTCACCTTCTTGTTTGGTAGGTGCAGTTCCGAAACCTGCTAACATTACTTCTTCTTCAAATGCTCTGTCTGATGACTCAGCGTCGAAGATTTCAGCATGTTCGTTATCATATCGTGCGTATTCCAAGCCGAACAGAGCGTTCAAACCTGGCTCTAACTCTTTAACGAGTTGACTTCTTGATATAGCCATAGTTTAACCTCCTATATGCCTGCGGTATTAGCACTATAAAGGTGCTTATTCCATTTAACGACGATGTTTGCGTTGTTAGCAGTAAGATCTGAGTTCTCAGGATCTCCTGTAATACCAACAATTTTAACAGCAGTGTTAGCACCAGTTGAAAAAGTTTCACTGTTTACTTCTGCTTTTGAAGTTCCACTGTGTGTAGAACCAGCAGTGTAAACTAAGTTAGCTGTTTCACCGATGTTTGCGTTTGCCATTGCACCAGATACTTGAACTTCAAATAACTGGTTTGGATCGTCTTGTACGAATGCTTTGATGATTCCGTCAGAGCTAGCTGTGCTTGCTGGGAAATAGTTAGACCATATGGGTTTTTTTGTGGTTACGTCAACGTATTGACAACCATTAAAAACACCTACTACTACATCCGCAACACCATTAGCTACTTCAACAGTACCACCAGCGACCATCTCAACAGGATCTCCCTGGAAGATGGCGGTTCCATAAGCGTTAGCGATGAGGTATTGAGTCTGACCATTTGTTGATGGACCAGATCCCTGCATCCTTACAGCTCTGAAACCGAAAGGGGCGTCTTGATTTGCCATGTTAATACTCCTTTAAAAGTATGTGTTGTTATTAGTAAGTGTTACGTCTAGGTCGGGAAAAATTATTCACTTTTCTTCGAGCCACCGAACGTAACTTTAGTTTGCCGCTCTGGTTTACTAATAGGCATTGAAGGATGTTGTTCCTTTAGAAGATCGTTATCAACAGCATCCTGTTGATCTTTCGATAGCTGAGAGTAATATTGATTTCTCTCTTTTGCGATCTCTAATGGCACCTTTGCCAATAATAATCCACCAACAGAAACTACGCCTGCGTTTCTTCCTTCCGATACACTAGGAAAATCAAAATCAGGATATTCGTCTGCTCGAACAAGTTCATAGCCTTGTCTCAAACGACCGACGACATTTTTATTGTCATCATATCCTCTTACTGATTCCCTAATCCATCTGAATTTATAACCTTCAGGTGGTTCTGGTGTGTCAAGCGAACTTGGTAGTTGCCAGTGTTTTTTGCGTGCTTCTTTATCCCTTGTGGATGCAGATCTAGGTGTCTTATCTATAGTCATAATGTTACCTCCTCTGTAACTTTAGTTTTTCCGACGCATATTGCTCGTTGGAAAGACCAAGTCGTTTAGCGATAGCCGCTTCTGTACTTGACAACTTAACTACGTTGCGTCCTGTGCCTCTGTTTCGATGTGCGCTTGCAACTGTCTGGACGGGCTGTTGCCGTGCGTGTTCTTCGTTAGAAGAATTTTTTTCAAACTTATGCGGGAGATTTTCTCGCATACGTTTATCAATCTCACTATAATAGTAATCTGTTCTCGGATCAACACCTTGATTTACTAATTCTTCGTGAATTGCATAAGCGACATTGGTCATGACTTTATCACGGCCAAACCACTCATTTTCCGCTGCCCAAGATTCTGCTCTAGGATCTTTAACGGGTTGTTCTTGCCTTTGGGGTATTTGAACTTCTTCCCGTTTAGGAGGATTTTTAGTTCTTTCCTCTTCCATAGCTTTCATCTGTTCATAACGAGTTTGCTCTGCACCTAATCTTCCGATTTCTAATTGTGCAGTTGCAACGGCATCATAATCTTGATCTTCCATTGCCTTTTTTAGTTTTGCTTTTGCAGCTTCCATAGAACCTGTTAAGCGTCCACCAAACTCATTAACATAACCACTATTAAGTTTTTGTAATTCGTCCTGGATTTTATCCCTCTCAGACTTAATAGCTTGAGCAATAGCTATTGCTTCTTCTTCACGTCGTCTAGCTTCACCAAGTTGATAAGCATATTCATCAAATCTTTTCTGAACAGACTTACTATACTTTTGTTTGGAATCTTCTTTTGGTTCCTCTTCATCTACAACTTCTTCTTGCTTTGGCTTTTCTTCTACAAAAGAATTATCTTCTTCATTAGCCTCTACTTCAAAAGTTTTTTTATTTTGAGGAATCTCAATTTCTTTTTCTTCTGTTGCATCAGCAATATCTTCTGATTCAACTTCTACAGAATACTCTTGAAATTTTTTATTTCCTGATTGCTGTTGTAATTCAGCAACTTGTCTATCTACTTCGTTCATGCATATACTCCTAAAATATCTTCAGGGCTACTTACTGTCCCTAAAATTTCATCATCATTTAATATTCTAAGTTCGCCTCCCTCGATTTTAATTCGAGATCCAGCGTATCGTGCGATGATAACCCAATCGCCTTTTTTACACCAAGGTCCGTGTGGAAACTTTTCCTTATCAGCGTAAGCATCAGGTCCTATTTCTAGAACTAAAGCACATACAGAAGCAATCTGTTGTTCTTCTACAGCTTTATCAGTTAATAAAACACCACCTTTAGTTTTTGCCACACCTCTGTATGGAAGAACTATTAATCTCCAACCAGTTGGCTTGGGGACTTTACTAAGGTCAGTCTTTTTATCTTCTTCTTTTTTCTCAGCGGGTTTTATCCCCACTATTTTTTTGTCGGGCATTATCAGCCCCGTTGTCGACTTCATCGTCTACCTCCCATTTGCGAAGCAAATCCCTAACATCTGCATCGAGTTTGCGAAGAGAAGTGAGCTGACCAACTAGGAATTGATAATTCGCCCAGTCCCCTACGTTTCCGTCTATAATTACAGACTTTACATCTTCTTGTCTAGTCTTTAATAAACGTAAAATTGCTGAATATATATTATCTTGCACTATTTTTTAATTTAATCCTTGCAAAGATAGTGAAGTGTTACAATTGCACGACCCATATCAGGCCCTGTAATAGCAGTACATTTAAAATTAAAAGTTGTATCATGACCACCACCATTAGTATCTACTGAACATTTCCATTCTTGACCTGTAGGAACATCTCTTTTTTCTTTGTGTTGGTTATTACAACTACAGTCTAATTCAAAATTCCAACCTTGATCTTGTTTTGGATCAATCTTATCTCCAAAATCAACACCTAAAATAGTATAGTGTAAATCTATTTTAACTCCCCAAGTAGTTTGTTTATCTTCATGGTGAAAGTAACCGTTCTCATCAAGAACGATATCTACTGTTTCATCTTTATATACTGTCATTTTGTAAGATTATTTTTCTTTTCATAACTGCGGAGGCCAGCCATCCCGAGCAAAGCCAATACCAAAGGCATCAATTGTTCCATATTCATCTGAGGAAGTTCTCCTACTTCAATATGAAAAACACCTAAAAAGAACACGATAAAAGGCTTAAGTACAAATTCGAAAAATATGGCCAATGCTGCACTAAACCCAATGAGGGGTCTCCAAGAGCGTTGCAGTAGACCTGAAATATCGGTAGCTGTAGACTGAGCATCGGCTAAATTAATCTCCATTTGTTTTGCATTAATTTCATTTTCTAATTCTTGAAGTTTAATTTTGATTTGACCTTTTTCTTCTTCTGAAGTGTGGACACTGTCGATAACTTTACCGACAGTTTCCACAAGAGATCCACCTAATAGTTTAGATAACATATTTTGCGATTGCCCAACCTACAACTAATCCTACGACTAGCCACTTTTTCTTAGGGTGGTCATTCCACAGTTTCTTAATTATTTCCATAGTTCCTCCTTAATACCATTTGGCACTACGTTTTTTCTCAGAAAGCATACGACGTTGTCCGCCGACCTTATCTGTCTGAGTTTCGTTAGGTTTTGTCATTTCAACGTCGACTCCACCTTTCTTATAACCATCCTTATTGATAAATTTTGAATGGTCAATGTTTTTTTCACTCATAGTTAGCTCCTTTTTTTATTTTTAGACATTCCTGCTTCACTTAATGCAATAGCAATAGCCTGTTTTCGTGATTTTACCTTAGGTCCCTTCTTAGATCCACTATGAAGTTTGCCTTCCTTGAATTCTTTCATTACTTTTTTGACTTTTTTCTGTTTTTTATCCATTTTGCTTCCTCATTATGTTCATTTGTTGTATTCCTGACTTTGCTAAAGACACTCCAGCACGTAATTGAGCATGTTCGTCTGCTTGTTCAAGCTTTTCTTCACTTAAAACCTGGTCTTGAACCAATTTTGCTCGGTCAATCTCTATTCTTGCCCTAGCTTCTTCGGCTTTTCTGTCATTTTCCATTGCTCTAAGATCTAATTCTTGCTTTTTCAGCTTAGTTAATGGGTCATCATTGACATCAGCATAGATTTTATTTTCTTCTTCCATGTAATCTTTGGTCAATTCTGCAATTAATTTAGCTTTTCTAGACTCAATACCCATCATTATTTTTTGAACTTCCATTTGAAGCTGTGGTTGTGTTTGAATTTGTGCTTGCATCTGTTGAAGCTGCATTAACTCATCTTTAAATTCTAATTCAATCTGTTCTTGAGACATCAAAGCAATATGTTCTAAAATATTTTTCTGTATTGCAGATACAATCGCCGGATTATTTCTCACTAAAATGGTTCCCATAAAACTTAAATGAGCATCAATATGAGCTTGGTGGTCTTGTTTAGGGAAAGCTTGAAATGCTTTACCACCCATAGCTGTAATATGTTCCATGGAAGGGTCCATTGGTTGTGGAGGTTGTGGGGGTGGTAGAATTAAATCAACATTTTTTATACCAATAGCTTCATACATACTTCGGTAGGCTTGATATAAATTATGGAGTTGAGGGTTTGTTTGCGCTAATTGTAATTGTGTTTGCGCTAAACTAATTCTTTGTGTTTGTGAAAATATATTTGGGTCCGCAATAGGTAAAATATCAATACGCTCATCAAAGTCTTGTTGCTTGATTACGCGTTCGCCTCCGACTACGTCATAAGGATATTCAGGAGGTAAATACAAACTGAACACCCGGGCCAACATTTTGAATTCTTGTTTTAAAGATACATAGAGCCTCTTATGAATTGCAGACATAACTCTTGATCCACGTTCTAATAATGCGACAGTCGTACCGACAGCCGCGCCTTGATTACCATCACCCACTTGCATATCAGCGATGGACGCGAATCGTTGACCGGCTTGTACCACAATACCCATTAATTGTAATAAAGTTTGAGAAGGCTCTTTGAATGGTAAAGGTAAAAATGATTCTCTTAAATTTCCACCAGGAGCATCTACATCTCTAAACTCACCTGGTTGAATAGGTTGAGCATCGTCCCTGACACGCAGCCCTCTAACTTTAAATCCAGAGGGAAGATTAGATAATGTTCCAGCGTCTAGTAATTGTCGAAGGGCTGCTGTGGCGGTTCTAGACAAACCCCCAATCATGTGAATTAGTCCAAAACCATAGAAACCTAAACCAGGCAAAAATTTAAAATGAGTAAAATAACTAATTCTTTTTTTCTTGGGGTCTTCAGGACCATAGTTTCTTTTGATAGATAAAACTTCACGGCTGCCTTCTTCAATAGTGACAATGTAAGGTAATTTAATTCCGGTGGGCTCACCAGTCTCATTGTTTATATCTTCGAAATTTTCTAAATCTAAATCAATGTGACATTCTAAAAGAGTATACATCTCGGGATCTTGTTCTGTTTTTCTAATCCCTTCAATCTCTCTTTCTTTTTGTGCGATTTGATCTAACTCTTGATAAGGATCATCTAAATCAATATCACGATAGAATCCGCTGACTTGTTGTTTTCTTAAATCATTTTTTGAAATATTAATTTTATGGATAATGGTATCCGCATCGTCAAGCGATGTTGCTGAGTACGGCACTAGCAAGTCGTCCGCTGGTACAAACTTGGAAACGGCTCTTCCAAGCATTGCATCGTAGTAAACTTTTTTAAAGGTAGAACCTGCCAAAGGTAAATAGAATAACATCTGATCAAACTCCGGCTCATACTCTTTCATCTCTTGCATGATTTGATAGTTCATAAATTCTTTGACACGTTCAGCTTGTTGTTCTTTTTGTGGATTTGGTGCTCCGACTTGTTGTGTTCTCACTGGTCCTGATGCCGGTAATAATTCTTTATAGGCTTGTGCTTGAAACTGTGTGACGGCTTCAGCTAAGACAGGATGTGTTGCACCACTGGCACCTTGGAAAGGTTCGGTTCGATCTTCATATTTGAATCCTAATAAATCTAATCCTTGAGTATAAGTTCTTTCCCAGTCCCCTCTTGATTCTTTATAATCAACATATAAACCTTTTAATTCACTGCCTAGAGGATCTAAAACATCGTCATCTAAATATTCTGCTAAGTTTGCAAAGTGTTGTTGACTACCTTCCCCAATAGCTTGTTGAGGATCAAAATTAATTTCAACTCCTCCATCTTCTGTTTCTACAATTTCTACTTGTTCATCTTGAGGTTGTAATTCTTTTTCTAGTTCTTGTTCTAAAATTTGTTCAATTTCTTGTCCTTCAACTTCTAAGGAAACCTTTTGATTAGGTAATGATTTATCTATTTCAGCCATTGGATTAGTTTACTTGTTTTTATATAAAGAAGCAATACCTTGTGGCTTTGGTCCGCTTTCCGGTGGGATTGTACGAGTTAAACCTCCCATTGCAAAACCTTGACCATAGGATTGTAATCGTAGGTCTACTTCTGTATCGCTCATTTCATCCACATTCAATTCGGATGCGCCAGGAGCTTGACTCCCTGCTATTATTTGTTTGAGAGTATTTCTTTTTTCAACATAAGGATCTATTCCCACATAACTAGTAACTTGTTCTTCAATCGTCGGTTTTCTTAAATCAACAATAGGTTGAGTATCATCTTGTTGTCCAGGAAATATTTTTCCATATAAATCTTTTGCAATATTTAAAGCCAAACCACCAGGTACTAAAAACTTTTCTGCTAAGGGTGCAAGAATTCCTGTTTGCTCTGTAGGGGTTGGTAAAAATCCTGCGTAGTTAACTGCATTGGGTCCGGCAACAGCAGTTGGTGCATCTACTCTAGTTGAT